TGACCCCGTATGAGTGGATGATTCGAGGTTGGTTCACCAGCATCATCACTGAACTGGTCAGTTCCAATCCAAAAGTAGTTGAGCACCGACTGTCCAAAGCGGCTCTGTACCGGGTTAAACCTTACGAGCTTTACGGAGACTACTGGCAGGAAAGCGAGGCGATATGAGTTTGACAAACGATCTGATCGTCACCCTCACTATTAGGATTTCTAATGCTGGTAGGGCGGAGGGGGATCAAGCTGTGGAGGATATGATTACAACTCTCCAGAAATTTGAAACGGAGGGCATGGAGGTCACCATCAATGATCTCAGACCCTCCTTTAACACCCCTGTGAGCGGCGATCAGACGGTCTCTAAGCCTGAAGATGATCCGATTACTTACATGGACGTAGACGCCATTTTTGACGACTAACTGTCCAATCCTATAGACCTCTCAAATTCAGCCGTACTCTACAAAAGGATCTCTAGTGAATCTACCCCCTAAACTCTACCACGGAACTTCTCTCAAAGCTGCCCAAACGATTCTACAAGAAGGGCTTATGCCCCGAGGCAATCGAGAGAACCGCTGGGGAAAGTCTGACGTTAGAATGACACATCAGGACATACTAGACACGGAGCTACCTAGTCGGGATGACTGTGTGTATCTAACAGAAGCCTACGCACCATATTATGCTTCATCCGCTTCGGCGGAAGCGGAGCCCTGGGCTATTCTGGAGGTGGATCTCAAGTACCTAGACCCTCTTCGGTTTTTACCAGATGAGGATGCTATCGAGCAAGGCACCCGAGGTCTTTTAGGCGCTCAGTTAGTAGACTTGGAATTAGTGGACTCTGAGCAAGATGCCAAGGGTATGCTCGGCTGGGAAGAAAATCTAGAGAGTCTATGTCATAGGACAAAGTACTTCCGTGAAAGGCTTCACACATACCCCCATCTGACGAATGAATCACTTAGGTTGCTAGGCAACGTAAGTTATCAGGGATCGGTTCCTGTGGATGCGATCTCAAGAGTCTCGTTCTTCGACTCTGAGAAGAATCCAGTGGTGGCTTTGTCTTGTCTAGATGCTCAAATATCTACGTTGAATTATCAACTGTGTGGCGCGAAATATCGTGCCATTACAAAATGGTTCTTCGGTGACAACTACGACTGGGCGGAACACGCCATTTCTCCTTTGCCTGGAGCGAGGGCAAACAAAGAAATGTTTGAGATGCTAAATCCAGGGAGGAAGTGTCACGAAGGTTATCTTCAGGAAATAGCCTCTCCTTGGATCCACCCGGCTCCGAGTCTACAAATTATCGGCGCATCATGGGAGCATGTGCTGTCGAGCTAATCAATTATAACTATACAAAGGAAACTTAAAATGCCTAAACCCTTCAATCGAAACTACGGTGGAATAAACCCTCACGAAATAGCTGACGTAGGTCGTCCCGTAATCGCAGGTGAGCTATGCGATCAAGAATGCCCCAACTGCGGCTGTAGTAAGCTGTTCACAATCCGAATCAAGCTGGACGCGAAGAACGATCCCAAAGGACAGATGATCTCTTCTATGACGGGGACTGCTGACCTGATGGGAACTTACCTGGGATGTGCAGCATGTCCGTGGGCATCTCAGATGGGCATAGTGGCAGCACCTCCGACCCTTTAAAGGTAGTAAAGGATGTGGTCATAACCGAAACTACTTTGGTAAAGGACGAAACTATTTACCCCTATCTTGACCACTAAGCTATACAAAGGGGGTCAAGGGGGTCAAGCGTAAAAAACGTCTGTCCCGCAAGTACTTACATACAAGTTACACTGAATCTTGACCCCCCATCCGATTTTTCCATACCTTCTATGGAATGCTCTAAGTAGTTAACATTCTTTAATCCAACTCACATAACATATACAAGTATCTCGCCTAAGCTATACAATATTGTACTTATGTAATAGGTAAACCGCTGAGTTTACTACAGAAAGATTTTGACCCCCTGACCAAAAACAGGGGGGCATCTTGACCCCCTTGCTGGTCAAGATGCCTCCAAGTAGAAAAACTCTTATATACAATCGAAACTAGCTGAAACGAAGTGTTTCTGTTTTAGAGCGTAATTTGTAAACAGTTTTGTACAAAGTAGTTACAGGAAGAAAAGATTTGAAAAAAACAGTAAAACTTCTTGTCTACTTGGGAGATGTGTTCTACAACCTCAGTCAGGTAAGGCGTTGTTTGACTTTACCTGGAACCACCCTCAAGGAGAATCGCATGGACAGCAATGCTTTAAACTTATTAAAGAAGCGCGTTGACGCGCCAGCTACTTCCACCCCTACCCCTGTAGAGTCTACGGAGAACACTGAATTCTTAGGGATTCATTGTCCTACTAGCATGAAACAGTCTTTGCAAATGTACGCAGGAATCGAGCGCATTACCCTCAGTCAGTTTGTACGTGAGGTACTCCAAATGGAACTCATGCGCCTTGCTAGGGGCGAGACATCTTCTAGAGAGCAGCTTATGCGAGAGCGTCGCGCTGCTATGGCACACCAAGTAACGGCGAAAGCGAACATATTAGACTAAGGTAGGTGATTATGAATCCAACGATTCTTCCAAACTACTATTTGGATGGATTCAACGGCACCAACCTTCACGAGTTAGTTGACAAGGGACACGTAGGTGGAAGCGATCTTTCGTTTGAAGAAGCACTAGAGAAAGATCACTCACCTTTAGCACCACATTTCGTTCAGTACGCGCTTGTTCACGAGGACGGGACTCAGCTTCCTGTTTGCCCCCGGTTGAACATGGACTGCCTGTCATATTTTGACGGGGAAGACAGCGTTGTAGATGTGCGTATGGCGTATGTAATGGTGGACATGGACCTTGACGGACATCGGGAATGGAATGACGGTGAATTCGATAGATGGTATTTCAAAACTGTCTCCGCGTACCCCCTCCTCGACCAAGGAGTCGTGTATAGCTCCCCTCATGGATGTAAGGTAGTCTGGCGTTTATCTGACCCTTTGATACCTACTAACGATGGTTGGGATGAGTTCTACCGACATTTTTGCGATAAGTTGACTGGCTTCGGTCCATCTGGGGAAGGCATCGATATTCAGCGCAGTCCATGGGTAAGCACTTTCCGAGTCCCGCGAGGCGAAGACTACTGTGCTCCTTCCGTCATGTATGGGACTAAATACAAAGAGGGGCTTATCTTAACGGATTCTCAGGTAAATATTGTTTTAGGGGTAGAGCAAATAGTTAGTTCCGCTATTGCTCTTAATCAGGTATCCGCTGGAGGTAGCTCGGTTGCTGTCGCCAAAGCCACTATACCCACAACTAATGTCCTAAAACTAAAGACTGCGTTGACTGTTGCGAGAGAGCTTCAAGAAAAAGCGGTGGAGGAATTCAAGTCGTTGCCTTTGTACCAATGGTGCGTCAATAACGCATCTCTTATCGGCTACAAGACATGGTGGTACATGGGGACGAACATCTACGCCGTCACTAAAGGAGGAGATCGTGGCAGAACGCTTTGGCACGATTTCAGTCAGCTTGACTCTGGTCGCTATAATCCACAGGAGTGCGACCGACAGTTCGATGAGATGACGCGATATTTCGGGCGAGGTAAGGGTCCCGTAACCTACAAGCGATTCCGAGATCAAATAGGCGAACAAAAATGGGCGCTTGTTTTCAACAATGCTGGACCGTCGCCCTCAAGTAGTCCCGCAGGGAGGGCAAACAAGAATTCTAGGCGTCGTTTACCTGCCTTAGTGCAGCAGAGTAAGGATGCTGAAGAAGGTCCGATGCCTCCTGACAAGGTATTCCAAATACTAGCTAAGAAACAGATAGGACCTAAAGACTCTAAAGAGACAATAGTTAACAAAGGCAGGATAGATAATCTTGAGACCATTCTGAGGGTAGATGAACATTTCCACAGTAGGCTCAGATGTGACCTGCTAGGAGCTATAGATAGATGGGACCACCCTACCCAGGGGGAGAAGACCGCTAACGACCCTGACTGTTTCACTGATGCTCGTAGCTACATTTCCAAACACTACTCGGTCGATTTTGGGGATTTAGAGACGAGGAAATGGTTTACGGCGGCGTCCTTCAAATCAGCTTACCACCCAGTACAGGATTATTTGTACAGCCTCACTTGGGACGGCGTGGACAGGATTTCGGATCTTATAGAGTGTCTGTCGTGCGAAGTCACAGAATACACCCGACTTATCGCCCGCAAATGGCTGATAAGTGCGGTTGTTAGACCCCTTCAACTACAGACGGCAAATGTCAGAGACTATGCTTACTTGGACGATGGTAGGCGCAAGCCTATGAAGGTAGACAATACGTTAGTCCTTATGGGGGAGCAGGGCAGTGGTGACTGGGGAGGTAAGACCGCATTCTTTGAAACAATGTCAGTTAAACCTGATTGGTATACGGACTTTCTTCCGAGCATCACCAAGAATCGCAAAGACGCTGCTCTTACTGTTTTAGATAGTTGGATCGTAGAGATGGGGGAAGTGGACGACTATAAATCTAAGAATGATGAAGGGACTATGAAGAGGTTCCTAAGCTCGACGAGAGAGAAGTTCCGTAGACCTTATGACACAGGAAATAAATCCTGGTGGCGTGGATGTGTGTTCGTAGGCACTACCAACAAAAAACAATTCTTGAACGACCCTACAGGGGATAGGCGCTACTGGGTATTACCCGTAGGGCAGACGGTAGATGTACCTAGAATTCAAGCAATTCGAGATCAACTATGGGCGCAGGCAGTCTATCTGTTCGAGAGTGGGGAAGTCTGGTGGCTAATGGGAGCGGAGCGAGAACTACAAGAGCGCATGAATGCAGAGTTCCGATGTCTAGACGCCACTGAAGAGTATATCAGGGAGTGGGTCGCTAGTAAGAACCCTCAATACTTGGACGCCGATGGCAAGTTTGGACCTAAAAACGCTGTATATTCTGGAGGCATAACTCCCCTAGAAATAGCGCAGGGCGCATTAGGCAAGCTCTTAGGCGACGCAAACAATGCGGACCTACAAAGAATCGGCATGACCATGCACAATTTAGGGTACAAGAAAGTGCGAAAGACTGTTGACGGAATAGCGAAGAAGTTTTACATTAAGACCTGAAATGAGAAAGACTGAAACCAACATGCGAAGACCCTTAACCCACGTTAGCGCGTCTCAAGTACAGTTATTTAGAGATTGCCCACGTAAATGGTACACTACTTACGTGCTGGGGCACTTTCAGCCGTCCACTCCCAGCCAGGAGTTAGGTACTGCTATCCATACGGTAGCAGAGAACTATCTACAGCATGGAATTGAGCCGCCTGAGTCCAAGCCCGGAGATATATTCAAACTAGGGCTCCCTTACTTACCTGCGCCAGGTACAGGCGTAGTGGAGGGCTCCATTTTGATGGAGGACGGGAAAGTCCCAGTAAAAGGGTTTGTTGACTTCCTGTATCATGCGGATGACGGAACCCCGATTATTCTAGACCATAAAACTACGAGTTCAAAGCGATGGATGAAGGCTCCTCACGAGTTAGCTTTGAACATCCAGATGAACACCTACGCCAGATGGTATTTAACCCAGCACCCAGATACGGAACGCATCATTTTGCGTCACTTGTATTACGGAACTCGAAGCAAGTTCAGCGAACTGGTCGAAGTATCCGTAAAAGCGGAGTCGGTTTATTCTATCTGGAATGACATTGAAGCCACCATTTCTCAAATGATTGAGGCGCACGCAAAGGGAGAGAAAGAAGCGGTCCAGCGCATTTCCTCGTGTAGTGCGTATGGAGGGTGTCCCTTTCAAAACCGATGCTGGACCAAGGAGAAAATAACCATGCCTCGACTCATTGACCAGATTTTGTCTGGACAGACCCCTAAGCCTAAGAAAGCCAAGCCGGATACGAATCTACAATCCGTAAATCCTCCTGACGAGGAGGTAATGCCGATTGTTCCAGATGATTTGCCTGAAGCACTTCCGGCGACAAAAGCCACTTCTTCGGTGAGACTTATTCCTACGAAATATCCAGAAATGGGCAAGCCGCCTAAGATTCTTTTTATCAAGTGTCTTCCGTCAAAGGACTATTCCAAGCGTTTTGGTGAGCCCAAACATTACTCTGACATCATCAAAGATTACGCAGCGGACATTTGCGAAGCATACGATGTACCTCACCTGAGTATGGCGGGTAGTTATGGGGATGGATATAAGCAACTTGCTGCTAAAGTGGCTCAGAATGGTTGGGGCGACACCTCCTGCATTTATATTAACCCCATGCGTTCTAAGGGATGCGACCACGTATTAGATGTACTTGTCGCTTTAGCGGACATCGTTGTGGAAGGTACATAATGAAGGTTACTCCTGAGAAGTTTGTGACAATTTGGATGACATCTGAATCTCGCGAAGAAGTCGCGAAACGCACGGGGCTTACGTTGAAAACCGTCATTAGGTACGGCTGGACTTATAGATCCAACGGAGTTGCTTTAAAGAAGTTGGCTGAAGAGAGGAAAGGAGCTAACTGGGACCAACTCAGTACGTTGTGTGACAGTCTCCACCCTATTAAAGAGCATGTTTAATGTCGGGAGAGATTGACAGAATTCTCGCCTTACCAATCAAGTCCCCTAAACCCCCGCCGGACCTTACCCGTAATTTTATGCGTAAGGGCGGCAAAATGACCTTGAGGTCAATTCAAAGTGAGATTCTTTACGAAGCATCTCGCGCTAACGGGTTGCTAGGTCTGGTAGGTGTGGGAGAAGGTAAAACACTAGCATCCATGCTTTTACCCCATGTGGTAAAGCGAGAAGACGGGTCCCCAGTTTTACGCCCCCTTCTGCTAATCCCCGCAGCGATGAGAGCGCAGTGCATACACGATTGGGGTATTTACCAAGAGCACTTTTTACTTCCAGACACCTTAATGGTCAGAAGTTATGAGGAGATCAGTAACAATACCTCGATGCTTAGAGAGTTGCGCCCCGATCTGATTATATGTGACGAGGCTCACAAGTTGAGAAACTTGGAAGCGTCTAGAACTAAGCGTGTCCGTAGGTATATGCGTTCCCATCGTCCTCGCTTCATTGCGTTGTCAGGTACCTTGACGGCTACGACAATCAAAGACTTTGCCCACTTGTCTAAATGGGCACTGGAGGAGGGTTCTCCTGTCCCTAATAGGCTTACCTACCTAAATTCCTGGGCAGCGTGCATCGATCGAGATGGTAGACCTAGTAAGGGTGACAAGATGTCTATGACTAGAATGGTCAAGACATTCGGAGGGGATGCTAGGGAAGCATTCCAGAAAAGACTAGAGACTACCACCGGAGTAGTCTTATCAAAGAACGAAGGACCGCCGTGTTCTCTCATCATCGATATTCGGAAACCCGATCGTGATCCTAAAATAGAGAACTACTTGGATCAGATACGCGATACCTGGACTACACCTGGAGGTGAGGAGCTTGATTCCGCCTTGAGCTTTACCAGAGCCTGTAGACAGATCGCTTGCGGGTTTTACTACGTCTGGAAGTGGAAAAATGGGGTAGTGGACGAGGAATGGCTCGACGCTAGGTCAGAGTGGAACCGCGCAGTTAGAAGAGTTCTAAGTAAAGCGGGGGAAGGGTACGACAGTCCGTCATTACTAGGAGCCGCGTGTGAGAGGTTGTTAGCTGGAGAGCCGGAGAGACTTCCTAAATCTCTAATAGTAGCGTACCAGAAATGGCTGCCCCAGAAGGACAAACCCCTACCTCCAGTAGCTGCCAGATGGTTTTCAGACACGTTCATAAACCAAATTAAAGACGCCGTTGACGCGAGAGAGGAGCCCCCGATCATCTGGTACGGGCACCAAGCCGTAGCGTTAAGACTACATAAGAGCACGGGCTACCCTATTTTCGGACCTGGAACGGATGCCAGTGAACGCCTTGTTAAGCTCACCCAACCTACCCCGATCATTGCATCGTTGTCCGCACATGCGACAGGCAAGAATCTCCAGATGTTTGGGCACTCCATTTTTGCCCACCCATTAAGTGACGGAGCCCGGTATGAGCAGGCGTTAGGAAGGCATCACAGGCAGGGGCAGCGTAGAGATGAGGTGACATCTACTGTCTTCGCACACCGCATTTTTGATAAGGCGTTCCACCAAGCGCAGAACAGCGCGGAGTATATAGAAGAGACAACGGGGCTACCTCAGCGCTTGAGATATGCGAGCTACCAAACTCTTGAAGAAAGTGACGAATCTTACACGAATTAAGTTGACGTTCAAATTGCGAGAGATTACTGTCTACCTTCACACGTTAGATGTGAAAAACTAAGGAACTAAGGAGCTAAGAAATGGATTATAAGGATCTAGCGAAATTACTCGCAGAACAGAAAATTAGTGGCTACAGCACTGAGTACTTTAACAAGGTAGACGCAGTTTATGAGTGTGTAGTTGACAATGTATTAATGACCCAGAACAAGAAGTTTGAGAACAAGGTGGTTTTTGAGGTTAAGGTTGACAGCAATGACGGGAGCGAGGGCGCTAATCTGCCTGGGGCAGATTGCAAAATAATCTACTCCCTTGATCCATGGAACTTGGAAAAAGTCAAGATGCACTTGCAAGGCATGTTGAGCGTAGAGTTCGGGTCGCTTGAGGATGACGTTCAGGAGCAACTACTTGTCGAAGCCCTTGAACCTTGCGAAGAGAAGGACGGAAAATCAGCGCTAAGTGGGCTGCGTATTCGATTAGTCTCTTCCCTACGAAACACTGAGAGCCGAATTGCTGAAGGCAAGGGTAGCTTTGTTAACTTCAAGATCACTCGGCTTAACCCTTGAGTGAGGTCGCAACCCCTGAGTACCTTGCTTTTATGGAGCAGGGTGCTTGGGTCTTTGACCTTGAGACCCACCTTATCAAGGCAGGTAGCCAAGCTCCTCCTGTAGTGTGCATGTCACGCAGATTTTTACCTGCAAGGGATGACACTGAAAGCCAAATTATCGATGACATACATTCTGAGGGAGATATACCTCAAAAGTTCCTCGATATGGTGGATTCGGGATGTGCCATTGTGGGTCATAATGTTGCTTTTGATGTGACCGTGTTGATCCAGAACTTCCCTCACTTAATACCCCGTATTTTTGAGGCTTTGGACAAGGGACAAATACTTTGCACGATGCTGATGAGCCGACTTTTCGAGAATGCAATGGGGCGACTTCAGAGGCAGGGTAGGAGGAAATTGAAGCATGAGACTGTATCTCCCTTTTCTCTAGCCGGGTGTGTCCACAGGTACCTTGGAAGGGACATAAGTGAAGGTAAGCAGGTAGGTGCATGGCGCTATCGGTACGAGGAACTTACAGGCATACCAGTTAGTCAGTATCCACAGGCAGCAATCGAGTACGCTCTTTCAGACGTTGAGCATACCGGCGACCTTTTTACGGCGCTAGTTCTCTTGGCTCGACATAGGGGACTCCCTAAAGGCGAGGCTAAAGACAGTCGCCATAGTTTGAATGTCTTATTTGATGCGTCAGCAAGAACCCGAGCGGCTGTCGCCTTGAGATTGATGGAGTGCTGGGGGATACGGACGGATCCCAATAGAGTCATTAAGCTAGAATCCGCTGTCGAGGAGGTTATCGAAGCTGCGAACAAAATAATGATGAGAGAAAACCTAATGCGTGCCGACGGGAGCACCGACATGGCGCTTCTGCGCGAAAGGGTAGAGACAGCTTATTTGAGTCGTGGCTTAGGGGTCCCTAAGACAGACAAAGGTAATATCAGGACCGACCGAGCAACTTTAAGAGAGAGCGGGGATTCTATACTAGAAGGGTGGGCGGCGGCAGGGTTTGCCTTTAAAGTCAGAAGCACTTTTTTACCGGCGGTTAAGTTAGGTACAACGCAGCCGGTACATTGCAGGTATCAGGTGATGGTAGAGACCGGACGAACATCCTGTAGCAGTCCCAACCTTCAGCAGATACCTCGTGCATCAGGAAGACTAGCCGTTAGAGAGACTTTCATACCTAGAAAGGGATACGCATTTTTGGCGGCAGACTATGACGCGGTTGAGATGCGTACCTTTGCCCAGGTGCTTCTAGACGATGTAGGGCAGAGCGAAATGGCAGAGCAATTTCAATCTAACCCTGATTTTGACCCTCATGTATTTTTTGCGGAGCATTTAGCACAGGGCAAGTGGGATACATTGGTAGATTCAGACAAGAAAGATCTTAGAACTCGAAGCAAGGCAGCTAACTTTGGTTTTTCGGGAGCTTTGGGTATCACCACGTTCGTTACATTCTGCAAAAATTTTGGACTTCATCTAACTGAGAATGATGCCCAACGATTGAAGACTATGTGGTTCAACAAGTATCCTGAAGTGAGGCAATACTTTAGAAACATTAGTTCTCGCCTAGATCCCTTCGAGAATACCGGCACCGTTATCCACCGTCGTAGTAATAGGATTCGAGGCGACTGTTCGTTTACCCAATGTGCGAATAGCCCTTTTCAGGGTATGAGCGCAGATGGGGCTCTCCATGCTCTTTATTTAGTAGTCAAAGAGTGTTTCGGTGCAACGGGTACGGAATCTCCCTTATTTGGATCGCGTCCGGTCTTATACATCCACGATGAGATCGTAATGGAAACCCCTATCGACAAGGTACATGTGGCAGGACACAGGCTGTGCGAGTTAATGGTGGAGGGTATGGAGATGTATGTACCAGATGTCCCTATCCGAGCATCGCCCATCGCAATGGATCGCTGGTCTAAAGACGCTGAAGCGGTGTTTGATTCTTCAGGGAAACTAGCGGTTTGGAAGAGTGATTTAGTAAAACACTAGACATTGCAATAATTATCCTACACTATCTGGAAATGTATGTTGCGTAGACCCTGGCGTTAAACTATCAAAGGGATAGGTGTGTCATGGGAATTTATACTGCTCCAGGAAGAATCGTTTTCGCAGAAAACGCATTATCCCAACAGGTAGGAAATGAGCCTTTACGGGGGCTTGGCTATCGGAAGCTCGGGGAAAACCGCAGCGGCATTGGAGGGGTGAAAAGGTTTAACACCAATTCATCCGCAGGGCGTCAGGGACCCGGACCATGGTCAGTAAAGGGTCGATTCTTCTCAGGACCTAGCGACGCTAAACTCGCAGAATGGGTCTATCGATTTCAACACGACTATCAAAACTGCCCAGGTAAGCCCAGTGCTCAGAGTCTAAACTCACAAAACAATCCTTGGGACGTATACAGGGCAATCGATTATTGTAAGAATCGCGATGGAATGATTGGGCACGCGACGATGTGCCAGATTGTACAAGCGATTGTTAAAAATCTGCCCTTCTGGGGAGCCTTTTGGTCGGCAAATCTCGATCCCAAACAGAACCTAGCTCACTACGCAGCTAACGGTGCTGAAGGATGTTCTTTCCTTTGCAGCGACGTAGCTTGTGATAAACGAGCCGTCACGAACTGCCAGCCGTGTGGAGACCCCGCAGCAGGGCGGACCCAGACTGGGGCGCACAATGAGAAAAATGACGGAAAACGACGTTCTTACCAACCACCTCCAGGGCGACGCACCCGTCAACCTGTAAAGCCTACACCTCCCAGCATTAGGCGCTCAGACTCACTCAAGAAAGAAGATAATACCCTTCTTTGGGTTGGAGGAATTAGTCTTCTAGCGGTTGGCGGGTATCTTGTAGCCAAAAAAAGAGGGTTGATTAAGTAAATGAGGTTGGACCGCAAATCTGCGCCCGTCGCTCGTTACACTACCACCAGTAAAACGTACCGTGGAATACCTCAGACGATCGAATGGATGCGAAAACTGGCGAGGCAGGGACAAAGTGACCCGCAAGTTCGGCGCTATGCAATCAATTGTATAAGAGAAGTTCGCCCAAAGGACCATCTGAGCGAAGTCGCGGCTCTTTACTACGACACTGCTCGCAGGATTCGATACACACGAGATCCCGCAGAAGCAGAGTTAGTGCAGCATCCGTTGGTAACGCTTAGGGAACGCTCTGGCGACTGCGACGACATGGCTACGCTATTAGTGGGTCTACTAGGGACCCAAGCCTTAGCAGTCGGAGCGCCTACGGAATTCATCACAGCAGGGTTTAAAGAGAACCCAGGTGTAAATAAGTTTACGCATGTTTTTATGAGAGTTCAGGACCCGAACACAGGGGGCTGGCTAGTTATGGACCCTGTAGCCGGTCCAGAGACCTCCAACATGATTACTAAAACCAAGCGCTGGAAGCAGTATCACACCTGAAAAGCGCCCAAGGTTACGGAAAGAAAGGTAGTTAAAATGGCTCAGGGTTCAAGATTTGTAGCACCTAGATTTAACGGTCCCGGCTTGTGGGATCCTCGCATACCAGGACAGGCTTACCCCGAGCCACAAGAAGGCGTGCCGTATGTAGAGGGTACAGCGGGACTATCGGGTGACTGCGGATGCTCAGGAGTGGGAGCACTTCCCTCGCCAGTTAACTTGGGAGCACGAGCATCTATAAGATTCCCTACTTCATTGTTGAGAGCACCTAATAACATCGCTGATTTGTCGAGAAGTCTCTCAAATCGCAGTGGCGCGGCACAAATTGCTCGGATAGGTAATCCGAATCTTATAGGCAGAGGTACCTACCCATCGACTGCCGAAGGCGGCATGAGCACGGTAAAGAAAGTAGGTCTGGGAATAGGCGGATTAGTCGGCATCTATGTCCTTTACGAGCTAATGAAGTAGGGAATCTTATGGAAGCAGTCACACCAAAGTTTGGTCGAGGGAATCCCCTTCTTGATCGTATCAACGACATGCGTGAGCGAGCAGGAATGGGTCCGTTGGATAACCAGCCGGACGAGCCAGACGCTCACATCATTGATGCTCGCAGAGACGGTCCTGTAGGGATGGGTGATCCTTTGCCGGAATTGCCTGAGATGCCTTACACAGGAAGTGATGGCGACTTCGGAGGAGCGGGAGCTAGTGATAGCTGGGACCCTGAACTTGATACGGAAACTTCTCTGCCTCCTGAAAACAACGTAAAAGCCGTAACCGTGTCTAAGTCGTCAGCACCTACGTGTAAGCCGAAAGCATTTTACCAAGAGACATCTTTTCTTTTGGGCGGATTAATCGCACCTATCCCATTCGCTGCATATCAGGCTTACAAACGCAAAGCTCGACAAGTTACGTGCAGTACAAACGGTGGAACTCAAGTTTCCCCGCAGTGTAAGAATCTGGCAGTAGAAAGCGCCAATCACCTACGTTGCCACAAGGAAAGTCTCGAATCTGACGCTGGTGATTCAGTGAAGATGATGATGCGTAGACAGTCTTGGGGATTACCTCTTGCTATTGCAGGCGGATTAGTAGGGGCATATCACGGTCACAAAAAACAAGACGGCTGGAAAACTACTACTGCGTGGGGTGCAGCAGGACTGTTGTTTCCTTTCGTCGCTGCGGGTGTAGCTGCGTGGCAAGGTTTTCCTCTTTACAGGAAGAAGTGAGTTAAAAGATGTACGCAGAAGATCCGAGCTACCCAAAGTCTAGACTATACGACTCATTTGACCTAGCACATACGCCTAAGCGAAGCTCCTCGGAACTTCCCCCGGGAGCAGGCATTTTCGCATACAGAAATCCTAACGAACGCCAACGTGCTTTTATGCAATGGCTCGAAAGTGTGGACGGGCTGGGCGCGTATGATGCTATCAGGGGCTTAGGACTATCCTGGAGTGATGTAAAAGATGCCGGTCGGTGGGTCGGACGTCAAGCAAAGACCGGATACGACGCCACCATAGGCGCAGCGGTAGATTATGTTGGCGAGGGGGTGAATTGGGTCGTAGAGCAGGTCAAAGATTTTGATACTTGGATGGAAGACCAGCTAGAAAAAATCGGCTTAGGTGGAATGTATCGGGACATAGCGGACACTGTTGTCAAAATAGGAAATAAGGCTTTAGTAGCGGTAGGTAAAACTATCGATGGCGCTATCAACATAATAGTGGTTGAGGGCGGTAAATATGTTGGGGCGATAGCTGCCGGAGCAGCATGTGCAGCAGGCAATGTAGTAGGTATTGCTATCCCGCCACACGCATGTGCCGCAATTGGTGCCCAGATTGGCGAAATCGCAGGTGAGACAATTGGCGATGTAATGAACCACATCAAGGCGGAGACCATAGACGCTTTACGCCCCCAAGACGTATCACAGGGCACACAGCAGTTGGCACGCGGACTCACGATGGAGCAATGCCCCCTTCCTGATCCTAGTACTATTGTACTAATGTTTAATGAACCGCTGGCTAAGTGGACTGCGGCAGCCAAACGAAGCTACTTTGCAGACCTCCAAAGGCGAGCCACGCACCCGGTAGCTAAACAGTATTATCAGTGCCGTGCAACCCAGTATAATTTTGGCTCGGTTATGGATCGATTGGGCATAAATAGCATTACCGCAATGCTTAATCGGGGGGCTCCGAGTACGCGAAATTTGAACTTTCAAAGAAGCATAACTGCTTTGAACAAAATAGGAACCCGGCGCAAGGCATACGATAAGTTTCTTACAACAGGAGGCAGAAATGTGCGCCTGTCCAAGCACGCAACAACAACAACTCCTCCTCCAGAAGAAGAATCCAATCTACTTCTTTTCGCAGCTTCAGGGCTCGCGGTTGTGGGGTTAGCGGTTGTGGGTAAAAAGAAAGGGTGGTTTTAATGTACGTTGACAAATTACAAGGCGTCGGAATCCTAGACGACCTGAAAGAAGCGTTTGGAAGTGGCGGAGGACTGGGAACAGAGATTCTCACATCTAAGGCTTCCCGAGAACTTCTACAGCGTAAGTTACAAGAAGCGAAAGCAGGAGAGCGCCTCGGCAAAGAAATCGGTTGTGGTATAGCCTCAGCGTTCGATTCGGCTATACCTAAAGCAGTGTGGGGCACCTCGGACGTCCAGAAGGAATGTAAGCCCCCTAAAAAGGGTGGGATAAAGATCATTCACGCACCCAACGAGTATGCTGACTTCGCACTAGCCGTCGCCAATCCGACTATCCAACGCGCTCAGAGAGTTGCGGCAGGAATTGCAGAGCCAAGAATTAAGGCGAGGCTTATGCCGTGGTTCGTAGGTCTACCCATTGCAGGGCTGCTAGTTGGTGCAGGCGTAACTTACTTGGTAATGAACAGAATGAGACCAAAACGATGAAGACTTCCCTAGATGCCGCAGCGCGGGAAGCAGCAAGCTCTAGCACCGCCCCGCCAAGCTACAACTGGGTCTACGTGTCTCTAGCAGGTGTGGCTGCCTATTATGCCTATAGCTATTTCACAAAGGGGAAATGAACCATGCCGATGACAGCAGCACAGCGTAAAAGGATACCCGCAAAAGATTTCGTTTATCCTCGTGAGCGCAAGTACCCAATTAACACGAAGAAGAACGCTCAAAGTGCGTTGAGTCTTGCTGCTCTTCATGGGTCCCAACTGGGCGGAGCAAAGGGAAAGCAGCTTATAAACAAAGTGTACGGAAGTGTGCTGAAAAAGTATCCTGCTTTGGCGGAGTCAGATTCCAAGACTATGAGGGCATTTCTTCGTGGGAATAAGCGCAAGAACCCAGGTCACGCTCGCAGTCCAATGCGGACCCACTCGGCTTTGTATACACACACCGTCTTAGGCGAGCAGGTGGATACATACCTAACAAGGTCAGGCGAAAGGTATAAGGTGTTCATCGTGAGTGAGGATGTCGAGCTTCCAGGCACCCACTCAAGCAGAAGTGGCGCGGTTTCGGCGGCTAGGGCTTACTTAAAGAAGCGCAAGAACCCCGGTCACGACACCGATATTCTGCGACTTGAAGGCGTCGGAGGGCGTTTTCGACAGGTCTCGATTGCTCGTATCAAGCGAATGTCAAAAAGGCAGCTGCAAGAGTACCTTGAGTTTCGCGGAATGATGGTCAGGGACGAATTGAAGGCTGAACTTCTGGATGATGCCTTGGCGGATTTTCAAGAAGAGGTTAAGTACAGATCTCGCAAGAACCCCGGTCACGCTCGGCATAACCCACCAAACAATTTGTTTGTGACGCCAAAGAGTTTTGCAGAACTTCAGTCGTACATCGACAGTACTTCGGCACCTGCGAACAACATGCTTATTGCTACAGCGGTAATCAATTTCGTGGCATTTGAGACAGGGAACAAGAAAAAAGTTCAAAAGTTTTACCCTGCTCCTGAAACAGAAGCTGAATTACAGGCGGTATTTAACGCAGGTGTTCAGGGACGAAATAAAAAGCAAGTAGGCGAAGCGACAACAGTAGCAAACATGGCTCAGAATTTTGCTTATCATGTGCTGCGTGTTCCTCGAAAGAATCCACGAGAATTTCCTCACCTGCATGAGATGGGACACAAGCGACAGAGCGAGCGTGAAGCAGAGTCAATGGTGAATTACGACGTAATTTACGAAAAGAAAACTCGCAAGAATCCCACCTATTCTACTGAGAAGACAAGGCGTTGGAAGGGTGTTGAGTACGTCACTTTTTACAATGAAGACTCGGCAAGCCCGTTTGCATGGAGTGCTTGGGCGCTTGGTTTTGGCGACTTGGCGACTGGGAGATCCGAAGCCGAGGTGATAGAACGTGCGCGAGGTATAATCTCGGCGGGGCACAAAACCCTAGAAGGTCGGAAGGGGATGGCAAAACTATATATCTCCGCCGATGAACAAGCAGCCTACAAAAGAGGTCTGCACAAGCGGAAGAATCCTGCTCCTACACGCAAGATGGCCCCGGCAGTAAAGGGCCGAGCCGCATTGGTTAAGATGGCCCCGGCAGTAATAAGGAGCCGAGCCGCATTGGTTAAGAAAGCCTTCGCATTGCGAGAAAAAACTGGTTCACGAATGTCGCCTCGGACGATCATGAAAGACCCCGCTAAAGTGATTCGCATCTTTGAGAAAAGGCTGACGCGCTAATGGGAACCCCGTCAGCCGCAGGAGTCGCCTTTTTAAAAGGGGATAGAATGCTAGTACTAAAGCGGTCAAAGCATGTGGACGCTCCAAACACTTGGGCGCTTCCCGGCGGAACGCTCGAAGACGGAGAGACGTATGAAGATGCCGCAGTGCGAGAAGTTGACGAAGAAATTCTCAACGCGCCTGACGATTACTTGATTACAGGGGAGTACGCATTCCGTAACCCCCAAATGAATTATTCGATGTTTGTAGCACATTTGCCTACAATGTTTACTCCTGTGCTCAACTATGAGCATAGTGCCTACAAGTGGGCTACGCCCCGACAGCTAGACCGACTGAACTTACATCCTGGATTCCGGGCAGGTTTAGAGCGGATTAAGGAGATGGAAAATGCAGTTTCTTAGTGGACTAGGACGCTATTTTGAGACCCCACAGGCTTATGAGGATGGCGAACGGTTCGACATCACGGGCGTGGACAACAATTATCAAGCGCCTGTGGCTGGGCTGGGGGCAAGAGTGCTTGGGCTCACCCACGAGCACCCCCACCATCATCGCTACGCTCGGGGCTATACCCACTTCGGTGCCCACGACAGGGCTCCTTCGCAGAAAAGGGTGTCGAACGTGTCGTCCCTTCGTGGACGTGTGAAGGGAGGAATGGGTCGGTACTTCGAGACCCCCGCTGCGTATGCAGCCGGTGAGCGTTTTGAAATGGTCGGTGCTGAAGGTGATTATCAAGCGCCTGTCGAGGGTGTTGGTCGTTACTTTGAGGATGCTTATGGTATCGAGCATGGTGAGCGATTTGACATCGCCGGAGCCAACACAAACTACCAAGCTCCCCTCGTAGGCGGCGTTGGACGCTATATGCTCGACGACACAGCCTTCAAGGGAGTAGGTGCGATTCCACAAACTACTGTGGCGCAACTTCAAAGAGAGGGCGTGTTAGGTGTTAGCGGATACCGAGAAACTCTCGAAAGCGCGAATCCGTACCTTCTTATTGGTGCAGGGGTAGCGTTAGGCGCTTTGATTACTTATGCCGCCCATCGGATGAAGAAGTAACATGACGACTCGGAAGGAGAAACTTGTAAACGCTGGAGCCGTTGGCTTGGGAGCGTTAGCGGGTTACGCTGTTACAAAGCACTTTGGGCGAGAAGACATGCTCGCAGGATGGGGTGTACTGGGGATCGTAGGTATTGGAGGTATGCTTCTCCGACCGGATCCTTTAAAGCGATACGGAATGACATCACTCTCCGCCGGACTATTGGCAGGTCTGATTACAGCCGCTTTTGAGGAAGGGGGATCCTTATCGAACAAGCCTGTAATGACGGGTCCGCCTAGCGTGGACTGGAAGCGGACTTACGACGAAGCAGTCGCCGGATGCCTTGAGGGGAATGCAGGGGCATGTTCTACCGTGGAACGTCTCAGGAACAGGTTAAAAGGGGCACCCGTCGAGGTCAAGGTCGCTAACCGTGATCCCAGCACTCCTCAAGTATCTATTGACCCTGCAAGAGCGAATGCCATTTCTGCATGTAATGGAGGAGACGTTCAGGCGTGCTGCTATTTGCAGAACGTAAAGGGCGAGGTTCCTCCAAAGCCTTGCGTGACCAACACGGCTGCGAAAGCTCGTAATTTCAAGGAGACTGGTGTGAGTGGATACTCGCCTGGGCTCTGCTGTTAGGGGAATTATGTCAACGAGACCACCATGCACTACCGCAGTGAAAGAGGGACCGTGGAACAATCCACAGTTTCCGTATAACCCTCAAGCAGATCAGCCTTGTCCCGAGGGGTATCACCGGGTAGAAAAGGAAATGGACATAGAAATTGATGGACGCAAAGTTCAGTATAATTTTTGTGCTCCCATAGGGGCTACTGACTGTAAAGGCTTTGGTGTCAATGCAGGCAAAGATTTAGACGCTTATTTTGGCGCAAAATCCAACTGGATACTATGGATCGGTGGCGGGATTCTCTCCATCGCACTTATTTCACGATGGCGAAATCTACAATAGGGGAAAACAATGTACATCGAAGAAGGCTCAAACAGTAAAGTGCAGGGCTTAGGACTATCCTGGGACACAATATCGAACGCAGCGTCCAACGTCGCTAGTGGAGCGCGTGACGCAGCGTCCGACGCCGTTAGTGGAGCGCGTAGTTGGGTACAGGGCACAGCTAGCTCGGCAACTCGTGGGGCGCGCCGGGAAGCGGAGCGAGCAGCGGGATCAGCGGTCGATAGTGTGTTTTCAGCCGGTAGGCGGATAGGAAGCGGTCGGGCGGGCGGCACCAGGAGCGCGAACGATGCCATTAGCTCCTTATTCGGCGGGCAGGAACGGGTCAAGATGCAGAGGGAGGCAGAGGCGGCTGCCGAGGCGGCTGCCGAGGCAGCGCTACGAGCCGCGAATCCCTCCGCCTATGACCGTGCAGTAAAGAGGGTTGCGATGGAGCTAGGATCACGAAACGCTCTTCCACCGTTGGTCAGTTCCGCAATGATTAAGAGCCTTGCGGGGCAAGCAGCAAAAAGAAAGGCACCTAGCCTACGCACGTTCTCAAAGCCGTTACTGAGCAAAGGTATTCGTCTTCCTTTCGGCGTTCGACCCGGACAGGTTGGACCTGCTCCAGAGCCTATGCCTTTGAATAGGGAGTCTATGGCAGCCCTACAAAGTTTACGCACTCAGAGATCAGGCACATCTTTAATGATGCCTGGAGCAATGCCTGGGATGCAGTCAGAACAACCTATGCACCAAATGCCTGATGGTACAATGATGCCTGGAGCAACGCATTCTGAAATGCGCCAGTACTCATCATCTGCTCCCGAATCACAAGTCGAGATTCCTGGAGCGCCTCCAGCGGCTCCAGCGGCTCCAGCGGCTCCAAAGGCAGATAAAATGCCGTTATACCTGGGAGTCGGACTTGGGGTAGCTATAATCGGGATCCTAGTTCTCAAGAAATAAATGCTATGAAAGAGCCCAAGTCGCAATACATCCGAGTCCTTGATGTTCTCGTGATAGGTCCCCTTATGATTTATGGTGGACTTCACTTGAGCAGGGATAAAAGCCAGAGATTGACAGCGCTTGGACTGACGTTTTTTGGAGTCACTACCATTGGCTACAATCTGATGAACTACTTTGAAATTCAGAGAAGAGGGAAGCACATAAGCCATGGGAAGATACATTGCCGCAGGGTACCTTCTTCTCCAGAAAGATTAAAGCGAGCGCAGGAAGGTTGAATTCTTAAAAAGAAAGAATTCTTAAAGCTATGTTTATGAGAACTAATTCCTCAAAAGGTAGTTTACCTGTAGTTGTTCTAGGCTCTGCCGCTATTGGCGTCTTGCTCGTCGGACTCTTCAGGAACCGAGGGACTAGGGGAAGAGAAGCGGACGACTTTCCTAGCGCCCCCGTCTTTACCCAAAACAGAGTCAAAGTCGATGATTACGGTAGCTTATCTCCAAGCGATTCACGTCTCGTTGAAGTGCCAGGAATTAACTCACGAACTATTGTCGTACATAGCGAGATGGCAGATAGGCTCAATGCTTTAATTCGCGATGCGGGGTCTGATGGATTCCCAGATATTCGTATTGCAAGCGGACATCGCCCCCACCGTTGGGAGTCGTGGGACCAGTATGCAGAAGCTATGCGTAGGGAATATGGGTCGGCGGAGGAGGGAAGACAGTGGAGGGCGTATAAAAGTCCTCACGAGACAGGGCTTGCTGTGGACTTTGGATCACATGGACTCTACCCCTCACGTTCGGGACAGGGACCCTTTGGTCTTTCCAATGAGCAGCAAAAACAAACTCCTTTTTACAAGTGGCTGAAGGCGAATGCACACAAGTACGGGATTACACCTTATAAACTTGAAGCGTGGCACTGGGAAGCGCGAATACCTTACAAGGACTGGGTGTAGGCATGAAGGTAAAGCTACCACAGTCTGTTATTAAAGGACTTCGTACAGGTCTTGAGTTATACGCCAAAGGTCTTGGAGGCAAAGGGCTGGTAGACGATACGATCCGAATGGCTCGTACAGGCGTTCGCACAGGCATGTGGGACGAGTGGAAAGTCGTTAAAGCAAGCGCATGGTTTGCCCGACACGTAGCCGATCGTACTCGCATGACGAACCCAAAGTCTTGGAACCAAGCGCCTCGCTACTCCCCAGCATATGTCGCATGGGCTTTGTGGGGAGATGATGGTACGAACTCAGGTAAACGGTGGATTGACAAAAAGGCTAAAGAGTTGAAGGCGCAGGGGGTTAAAGCCTCACCGCGTAAGAATCCGCAAAATAAGAAAGGCATGTCAAAAACCACTGACTATCATCGAGCGGGAGCCGCTGCATGGTCTGAGCTAGGCATCTTCCCTTTGGCGCACCCCGACGGGCTTAGTACTCTGTGGCTGGCAATGTATGGATCCCCATTACCTGCCGACAGTCCGACTGGTTTAAGCCGCGCATGGCGAAAAGCGGGCAGTAAGGAAATGATTGCCGCGCTCAGGGATTTGCGGAACGGGACTGTATTGCCACGTACCAAAGGGGTACGGTTGCACCATTCTATCCTCAAAGGAGATTCCCAAGACATAATAGACTCGATCATACGGTCGGGGTTAAGGGCAGACCCTAAAGGCGTGGG